CCATTACCCTATAAAGAGCCAAGCCAGACGTTATTGGCGCTTTTAGACAAGATTACCGAAGAAGGCCGTAGATTAGGCGCTATTTCGGACATGAATATCTCCGACATGAGTGCAAATGCACCTGTTGGTACAACATTAGCCCTACTTGAGCGTACCTTAAAGCCAATGGCTGCGGTGCAATCCCGTGTTCATTACGCTATGAAGCAGGAATTTAAGCTTTTGCGGGCCATCATGGCTGAGTATGCGCCCCAAGAGTATCTTTACATGCCTGACCGTGGTGAACCGCGTGCCCGCCAAGCGGATTATGCTACGGTGGAAGTGATTCCTGTCAGTGACCCCAACAGCAGTACGATGGCACAAAGAGTTGTGCAATATCAGACTGTTATGCAGCTGGCACAGGCTACTCCCCAAATTTATGACTTGCCGCAGCTGCATAGGCAGATGATTGAGGTCTTGGGGATTAAGAATGCAGATAAGCTGGTGCCCACGGACGATGATATGGACCCGGTAGATCCTATAAGTGAAAACATGGATGCACTTACGGGCTCTCCCATAAAGGCATTTATGTACCAGGATCACCAAGCGCACATTTCTGCTCACCAAGCTTTTATACAAGATCCCATGATTGCCCAGACTATTGGGCAAAACCCGTTGGCTAACCAGATTATGGGGGAACTGCAAGCTCACATTGCAGAGCACACGGCGTTCTTGTATAGACGGCAGATTGAAGAACGCATCGGAGCACCGTTGCCACCACCTAATGAAGAGCTTTCAGAAGAAATTGAAACACAGCTGGCCCAGCTTCAAGCCACGGCGGCTATCCAACTTACCCAAGCACACCAACAACAACAGGCTCAACAGGAAGCTGAACAGCAAGCCCAAGATCCTATTATGCAAATGCGCCAGGAAGAGTTGCGATTGAAGGGTGAAGAGCAGGAACGCAAAGCATTGAAAGATGCTTCTGACGTAGCGTTGGACCAAGGTAGATTAGACTTAGATACTAAGAAAGCCCAGTCTACTGCGGCGTTGGAAGCCAACAGAATTGCTTCCCAGAACCAGGCGTCTGAAGCTAAGAACGATGTGGCCGAAGCTAAAGTTATTCTGGACATGGCAAAAGTTAAAGGAGAAGAAAAACGTACAGAGGCGGAAGCACACCGCGATGCGTCTGAAGCCTACCGTGATGATAGGGAAGACAGGTAAGTAGGCATTTATGGTGGATAGAAAAATACCCAAGGTTTCAGTCATTATGATTTCTTACAATGGCCGTGCTCCCTTGGTAAAAAGGGCCGTTAACAGTGTACTAAAACAAAACTATAAAAATTGGGAGTTAATTATTCAGGATGATTGTTCAACGGATGGGTCTTTTAATTTAATTGAAACTTTAGGCCAAACGGATGAACGAATAAAAGTTTACCAAAACGAATCTAATGTAGGGATTTCCAAGAATAGATTGGCCGCATATGCGAATACCACGGGGGATTTGATATGCCACTTAGATAATGACGATTTTTTATATGCTCATGCCTTGGGATACGTGGTAGCTGCTTTTATCCAAAATCCTGAAATAGGGTTTGCTTACAGTGATCAAGCTTTTATAGATGAAAAGGGGGAGCCCTTCCAGTACGTAGCAAATAAAAATTTTGGTGAGCCATTGACGCAATATGGGTGGCGGCACTTAGGCATGTTCAGAAGGAGTGCCTATGAAGCTACCAAGGGATACAACACAGAACTGGATTGGCCGTGTGAAGATGGGGATATATTTATGCAAATAGCAGAAAAGTTCCCATTTAAGCGCATCCCCCATGTTTTATATGGGTACAACAACACAGGGGATCACGCCTCCCATAAGGTGCCTGAATGCCAACACTGTCTTAGCAGGGCTAAATGCAATTATATACGTGTGTGGGCAGCGGCATGTGATCCTCCCATAGATGTAATTACCTGGAAAGCGGTTGCGTAAAAGCACAGAGGACAGATAATATTTATTTTAAAACCACAGGAGTTAGAACCCTATGAAGACTGAAATAGAACAAGCGATAAAAGAAATAGCAACAGAAATAAAATTAATTCCGGCAGCAGATGTTCGGATGAAAGCCTCACAAGCGGTGTTAAACCTTGCTCATGCTCTTGCTGTGCTAGAGCGTATAGAGCGTGAAGAGGAAAGATAATGGCTAAAACCGTCTTTGACGTACTGATAGAGAAAATAACCGACCAGAAAAAGTCTAGCGAACAATTTTTACAAACCGCTGGGGCTAAGGATTTTGCTGAGTATAAGGAAGTATGTGGTGTCCTTCGGGGTCTGGACTCGGCATTACGTGAAATACATGACCTCTCGCGCAATTATATGGAAGATGCAGATGAGTGAAATGACCGCATTAGAGATGAAGCGTAAAGAAAAGATAGACCATGAAGAAGAAGCGCAAGAAAAATTAGATGCCCTTATACCGAAACCCGTAGGGTATAGGTTGCTTATTGCGTTGCCTAATGTTGAAGAAACATTTGATGGTGGCATCGTTAAGGCTGCTAAAACTCTGCGTGACGAGTACATCCTCTCTACCATAGGAGTTGTGCTTGATATGGGAGAGCAAGCGTATGCAGATAAAGACCGATTTCCTAATGGCCCCTGGTGTAAAGCGGGGGACTACGTGATGTTTCGGGCTAATACCGGTACACGTTTTAAGGTCGGCAATCAAGAGTATCGTCTGATGAACGATGATTCTGTTGAAGCCGTTGTTGATGATCCGAGTGTGATAACTCGTGCGTAAGGAGTAAGTTATGCCAATGCAACAAGTAGAGTACAAATTTCCTGATCCTGATAAAACGGAAGCAGGAACAGAAGTAGAAGTGGAGATGTCTGAAGATCCCTTGGCAATAGAGGTAGAGGGTGCAGTTGGTCGTGAAGAGGTAGGGAAACCCAAATCGGAATTCAAAGAAGAAGTCGAAATAGAGATAATTGACGATACTCCTGAAAAGGATAAAGGGAAGACCCCTTCTAACTTTAAAGAGGTGGATGATGAAGAGCTTGAAAACTACTCCAAGTCCGTTAAAAAACGTATTGGGCAGTTAAATAAAGCTATCCACGATGAACGCCGTGCAAAGGAAGTGGCCGAAAGGCAGAGCGCGGAGTTGACAAGAATATCTAAACCTTTGTTTGAAGAAAACGAAAGGCTTAAAGGTACAGTCAATAAGAACCAGGCAGCTATGTTGGAGCAAGCTAAAAATACGGTAGCCGCCGAAATGGAATCTGCCAAAAGGCAATACAAAGATGCGTATGAGTCGGGTGATTCAGAAGCAATAGTGACAGCTAATGAAGCACTGACCCAAGCTAAAATACGGGCAGATAAGGTTTCTCACTTTAAACCTACGCCTTTACAAACTCGTTCAAATGATATACAAGTACCAAAGAGTGATCCTGCACCCCAAGTCCCCCGCGACCAACGGGCTGATTCTTGGGCAAAGGACAATTCTTGGTTTGGTACGGATGACGAAATGACGGCATTCGCGTTAGGTTTAGATTCCAAGCTCAAGAAAAACGGGGTAGACCCGCGTTCCGATGAATATTACGAGAAGCTTGATTCTCGCCTCAGAGAAGTTTTTTCTGACTATGCGTTTGGAGACACAGTAAAACCCAAGCAAAGGTCGAGCAATGTGGTTGCGCCCGCTACGCGGAGCACTTCACCTAAAAAGGTGACTTTATCGCAAACCCAGGTAGCTCTTGCAAAACGACTTGGAGTATCTTTAGAAGATTACGCTAAACAAGCTGCGGTGTTAATGAGGAAGGAAAATGGCTGAACAAAGATTAGACAGAGAACTAGAGACTACCGAGAAGAAAACCCGCAAAAAGGCGTGGACGAGGCCAGAACTTTTGCCTAATCCTAAACCTCAAGAAGGGTATACCTTCCACTGGGTACGTGTGAGTACTAATGGACAGCCTGATCCAACAAATGTTTCTTCAAAGTTAAGAGAAGGTTGGGAGCCGTGCAAAGCTTCGGATCACCCTGAAATTCAGTTGGTGAGTATCGAAAATGAACGCTTTAAAGACAATATTGTCATGGGCGGTCTTATGCTTTGTAAAGCACCCAAAGAGCTTGTTGAAGAACGTAGTGCTTATTATAGAAAAACTAATGAGGACCAAATACGTTCTGTAGACAATAATTTAATGCGAGAGTCTGACCCCAGAATGCCACTTTTTAATGAGCGCAAATCTGAGGTTGCTTTCGGTAAAGGATAATTTTAGGAGTTTAATATGGCTACTACATCAACCCCTTATGGGTTAAAGCCTATAAACGAAATCGGGGGACTTCCTTACGCGGGGTCAACTCGAAAACTCCCTATTACGTCCGGGTTTGGTACTAATCTTTTCTATGGCGCGGTTGTGTGCATAGCAGCGAACGGTACTATTGAACTTGTGGTTACTAACGGGGATCATTCTACAGGTTTCCCTGCTGGTACAATTGGCGTTTTTATGGGGTGTTCATATACGGACTCCACTATGGGTTTTGTTAATCGTCAGTACTGGCCTACTGGTACAGTAGCTTCTGATGCGTTGGCATTCATTGTGGATGATCCTAATACTTTGTTCCAAGCACAGGCTGCGGGTGCAGTTACGCAAGCTGATTTGGGGCAAAATACGCATTTCGACGCGGTACAGTCTACCAGTACAGGGAGTACTGCCACGGGCAATTCAAATACTGCGTTAGATGCAACAACCAATACCACTTCTGGGTGGGCTTTCAGAATTGTTGACTTTGTAGATGCACCGGGTAGTGAAGTAGGTGACGCATACACGGATCTGATTGTGAAGTTTAATCCAGATTCCCATTCATACACCAACAAGGTTGGAATATAAGGAGACTTGAGATATGGCTATTTCACGAGCGCAACTCCTCAAGGAACTCCTACCGGGTTTGAATGCCCTGTTCGGCCTTGAGTATGCAAGATATGGTGAGGAAACTAAGGAAATCTTTGAAACAGAGAG